TAAGTCCACGAGCAAATTTTTTATTTTAAATTTTGAAGGTAAATCGGGTTAACAACCGGCTTCAAATTCACAACAATATAAACAAATTATACAATTTAAAAGACAATTAAAGTCAAAACAACAATTAAACATTTGAAAATTGAAAATGAATAACGAAGAAAAGAACATCGACGAAATTAAAAATAATAGAACGTTAGACAGTTTAAAAACTAATATCTTTACAAGATTTCTACTTAGCATTTGGGTAATCCTTACGGACACCTATCCTAATCCTATCCACTTCATCCATCGCATAACTCAATATGTTTCAGAAGAGACGAAGGGACAGCAACTCAAGCAGCGAATCAGATTCCACTACGAACAGGTCTCCGAAAACGACTGCGGCCAGGTCACGCTCATCGCAGATTATCAATTATCTGGGGAATATGAGCCCAATACTGCGAATTTTAATATGTATCGTAATAAGCTTTATGATACTCTCTCCGAATTCTTGTCGGGGAATGTTCAACATGGTGATGAGATTTTTTATCCGACTAGTACGACGGCCGAAGCTCTCTTCAAAAAGAACTTGAGAGTTCCAGTTTGGTTCCTCTTAAGCATTGCTGGAAGTTCAGGTTGCAAAGGTGAAGGAGATTATTTTGAAGATATCTACGCAGCTTTAGCATGGGTAAATGAGCAAGTTATGCGCGTACCAACAGGATCTACAATTCATCTAGATGCGCATCTTGATGACAAAATCAAACTTGCCGCAAATATCAGAAAAGTAAACAATTTACGGAAACGGATTGAATGCCTCCGTACTAATCAACTGAAGTTGATAGCCTCGGGCCAAAACAACACTAGAGTGGCAGAGGTTGCAAAAGAGATTGAATTTACGGAGAAGAGAATGCGAGAACTGACAAATGTAATATCACGAGCCCCACTTTTGGCCATTCCATCACTGTCACCTAAGGTGGAGGAAATAGATGATGAAATTATTGAAGTTTTGCCCTTTGATGAAAATGGGAACATTATTTACCCTGAAGATTCCATTAAAGCAATTCCATCCATGATGATGCCAAATGAAGTTGACACTGTTACAGATAAAGCAGAAAATGTTATCATTGAAACATCGCTTGCCGAAAATAAAGGAGATGTCCTACTCAGTGAAGATTTTAGGAGTTTAGCTGAGAAAATTATGACGGATGGACATCATGACTTCAAGTCTATTACAGACAGATGGATTGAGTTTGATACAATCGAGTTATCCCCTGTCGTTAGAGCAAAGGACATTTTGGCAACAATACACCTACCATATGATATGGTCAAGAAAAATTGGAAGAGTCCAAACGCACTTCCTTTTAAACAATTTGGTTATTTTTCAGGAGGAATGACAATAAAAGCACTCTGGAATGTGAACAAGACGAATCAGATTGCGATACAAGGTGGCATAGTTTATCATGCTCTACAGCGCGACAGACCAACGGAGTTGCAAAATATTCACACTGTTAGTCAACAACCAGGATTTGTATTAAACGGGCACGCCAATTCTTCATCTGAGACACACATTCCTTTTGATTCCTTTATGCCAATCATTCCAATTCGTCAGAATGGAAATGTTGCAAACCTGTATTATGCCACATTAACGATTGTGGCATTGACATCGTTTCAGGTTGCTGATGGTGCTAATGATCGAACAACACTAACTATACACGGAAAGTTTGATGACGATTTGAAATTTTATGGAATGCAGGAGGCCATTACCCAATTCCCAAGCAATGCCATTTTTGGCCACTATCATAAAGGCCAGAAGAAGTCGCATTTACATGACGCACACAAGGAATATATCATCCGTGCTAAACCCTCTATGATGAAAGCTGCTGCCGTTGCAGGCGTTGCAGCTGGAGTCACAAAGGGCATCACGAGTGGTATTGGAGAAACATCTGACAGGGTAGTTGGTAAGGTCTTAGACAAATTCCTGCCTAAGAAGGATACCCGAATGTCGCACACAAAAGAGGATTCACGTGAAAATGTTGTAGTCCACCAAAGAACAACACCAAACATGGCATCGGGTATGGGACACAATACAAGTGAAACATTCAGACTTAATGTATCGTCGGAAACCAGCCATAATGAAGTCTTTTTTGGAGATGATAAAGTAAGATCACTGGAAGACATTATGAATACATATGGAATTGTTTCATCTTTTAACATCCGAATGACTGATGTTATTGGCACTAAACTTTTTGCTGCCAAAATTCAACCTGGCCAATATGAACCATTTATTATGGGGAGTAGCCTTGGTAATAATATGGAAAACTGGGCTCCTGTTGATCATTTAGCAGGTTGGTTTTTGAATTTCTGTGGAAAAATGGATTTCCGATTTATGGCTGTTTCTGATGGCTTCAAGACCTTCCGATTAAGAATAGTTTACACACAAGATCAACATAATGTAACATATACCGACTCACTATCAATGTATTGCACGATTATAAATATTGAACCAAGTCTTGACTCAGCACTTGTCAGTGCAACTGATTCTTTATTTATTACACCTTATTTAACAATCCCTATTGCGCGCCCTGACGGTACCGCTAATTTCATTGGATCAATGCACGTGTTTGTTGAAACAGCCATTAGTGCGCCAGCTGGAAGCTACGATAATGTAGATATCATAGTTTATAAAAGAGCTACACGAGGATCAAAATTCTCAGTTCCATCACCTAATCGTAGTTCTATCAGCTATACAGATCCTTTGGTGAGTGGTCAACTAACACTAGAGCTAAGCTCTACTTGGAAAATGACAGTGATTATTGACACGGTTCAGATTGCATTTAATATTGATGAATCTAACATATATAGAGTAAATGTTACTGGTTTAAACTTTGTCTCCACTAGAGATGGAACGTATGTTTCAAATGATGGTTTCTTAGAACTGGTGATTTTACGCGGAACTATGGATGCCACAGTTTTTATCAATTTTAGGAATGCAGTCTACCAAATATTCCTAAAGCCAATCACATCATATGGACTAGGTCTATATTGGCTTGGAACACCAGGATTATCAGCAGACGTGAGAAAGAGCACAGAAAAGAAGAAGCATGGAGACTATGAGAAGGTTGCAACACAGACATTAATAGACAATAAGAGACAGGTAATGAGGGTGAGAAAAGTTAGGGAGACTGAAGTTGATCCCAATGCAATTATGGCCCATCCATCAATGATGACAGATAATACTGATGCACGTTTCTGTGATCCTCACAAAACATCTACTACTAAAGAAGCGGAGCCAATCGATGCTTTTATTCATGGTGAAGATCACATGGATCTTGGAATGGTTCTACGACGAAAAGAATATTGGTACGCAACACCGGTTTTATCAATGGACAATTCAAAGTCCTTTGAAAGATTTTTTAGTATGCCTTGTAATTTTGGAACGCCTTTAGTTCGCGAACAAACTCTCCCCTTATGGAGATTTAATAAAATAACTCATCTTCACGATGCTTTTAGATATTCAAGAGGATCAATCTCATATACTTTTGTCGCATCTTGTGAAAAAGCTGATGGTACAATTATGGTTCAGCACCGCCCACAAGATGATATTCTTCCCTTAAACGGCACGGACCAATTTATACGCGTGAATTATGATGGGTCGGGATTCGGAGAAAATGTTTGGAGTTTATCTCAGAACACAGCATTTTCAATTGATGTTCCAATGTATGTGCCTCAAAGAGGCATCCTGAATGCTGCATACCTCTCAGATGAATATTCTATTAATGTTGCAAAATCTCTGGGAGTGGTTAATTTCTACTATGCAGGCCCTCAAAACCAAATTTCTATAGATGTTTGGCGATCATTTGGAAATGATACATCTATGTTCTGCTTTAATGGATTTCCTTTGAGGAAGGCAACTGGTGATACACATTCAGTGAATTTGAATACGCCAACTCCCCATATTTTACCTGCTTATGCTTCAATGTTTTCATCAACGCGAAGAGCGGTTGAAAATCTAGGCTCAATAAAACCAGAGCTTATTAATGGTGCATTTCAGTCAGTTGAAAAGATGGCAACAGCACTAGAAAGTACGATAATGAAAGGGAAGGATTTTCTCACTAATTTAGGCAATTCTGAATGTGACAGTCACCTTTATGGTACTCTTGCGATTCAGCTTGCTCAAGTAGTAAATAATCCAAAACCCATTACTGCCGCTCTTGCAGTAGCTCAGGTTCTTTTAAATACTGGTATATTTAAGAATCTGAGCCTTGAAGTATTACAGGACAAAATGATGAAAATATTTATGAAACAAAATGAAACGGAGCTTTATGAGAATGGAGCGGATTATGCCTTTGATGTAGATTTTGCAGGCGAAACATCTCGAATTAGAGCAACAGCGAGTAACATTCCATTTGTGGAGGAGATGGGTGATCTATGTGGAACAATAGTTTGTGCGATCGCATCATATTTCTCAGTGCCGGCAAAATTTCCATTTAGTGAAAGAATATCCCTAGCTTTTATTAAGAACGCCTCTTGGTATGAGCGTGTTCTCGAATTCACAAAGAAAATTATCAATTTCATCTTGAGGTGTGCACGATTTTGCGTACAATATTTCTTCCCTGAATGTAAATTGTTTGAGTGGCTAGAAGATAACACTATTACCGAATGGCTTGAGGATTCTGCTGTTATGATTGATCCAAGCGTACAAGAAAATGTAAAACAGGATTTTAAAGCTATCGCATGCTTGTATTGGTTGGTAAAACAAGGAAGGGATATTGAATTGAAATTGGCTAGTTGCAAGAAACCATCTGGAGTACTTACAACGGTGCGTGATCGATTAAAGTCGCTTGTTAAACTACAGGAACACATTGCAGGAGCTTGTAATAATGCACCTGTTAAATTTAATCCATTCGTGTTGTATATGGCAGGCAAGTCGCAAATTGGCAAGTCACATCTTTGCCAGGTTCTAGCATCTATGTTAGAAGAGGACATGCCTCAAGTTAATAGAAGAGTTATTCCAAAAACATCGCCATACGTAGTTACTGTAGGAAAATTCTGGGATTTATATGCCAACAATGATGTTGTGTTCTTTGATGATTTCAATAGAAATACTAATCAGCCTGATACAACACAAACTGATATTGCTTACTTACTTGACCTTAAGGGACCAGCAACATTCGTGGTTCCCAAAGCTGATATCACATCAAAAGGTATGAAGTCCAATGCCCATTTAGTTTTATGTGCCTCTAATTATTTGTACCCGACCCAGAATGGCGTTATAGGTCCGGTCGTCTGGGCTCGTCGTGATTCTGTTTGGTGGGTCACTAGAGCTGATATCAAAGCATGCACAAATCATGCCACTCAGAAGGTTGGAGTATTGACATGTCCAGACTGTAAAAACCTTGATGGAAATCGTGAAGCGTTAGCAACCTTTAGCCATCTCTCGTTCAGTAAGTGCTCCATTGATAATGATTATAATGATAAAGCTACATATGATGATTGCCAAAATCTTACGTTCCAGGAGTTTCTTAGAGTTGTGAAGCAGGAAATGAAAGTTTATTATGCCGGGGAAATGGAAAATTACAAACAAAGATTAGTAAGTTTAGGCATTAATATGGAGCATGGTGATGTGATGCTGCCCGTAGATCCTTTTGAAAAGATGCACAAAATGATGAACCGTGAGTGCGTAAACAACATTATTGATGGCCTTGGAGGCAGAGCAAGCCAGTTTCGAGCCACACCAGCTGGTTCGTATATGTATGGATTTAACCCTATGTCAATATTGTATGATTGGTTGAACCCAAAGCATGGAGTTATTGATGCGGATGATGGTGACTTGGAGAATATAGAACCAACCCCAAAGTATCCCGGTTTAAATGAATGTGTCCACAACATTGCATGGGAAGGTATATTAGATGGTATGCCAGATGAATTATTGGGTGCTGATCCCAAGGAATTGCGAGAGACTTTCAACTATAAGAGAATACGTTTTGATAATAGGGGTCACGAACTCTATGTCGACGCTGAGGATGGGGGATATTGGGTTCGAGGTAGTCGCAAATGTTGTGACACATGCAATTATTATGACAATGGATATCCATATACATACATTAAAAGAATGACGCAATACACTGATATTATTGAAAAGATTGGAATTGCTATTCCCTCGAATTACCCTATTCGTTTTCTTTCACCCAGGAATGCTAATACCTTGAAAGCGCTTCGTGAACATTTGGCAAAGCAAGAAAAGGTTGCTGGCTATCTACACTTTAAGGAGAAATGCTTAACTATTTTAACTGCGATAGCTGGTATGGCAACTGCGTATGGTTTATTATACATGGCGGAGAGAATGTCACTTAATAGAATGGAAAGCATAAAAGATGGCTTTAAGGAGATTGAAAAGAGACAAGAAGAAAAATTGGCAAAAACTGATGATATAATTGATGTGCTACCCTCCATGTACTTCACTGCAGCAACAAAGAATGAGAGTGGGTCTTCATCTGGCCAAATCCTTAAGAAAATACATGCACGTCGCCAAATGAAAATGTCTGCAAGAGTTATGAAAGCAAAAGCCTCAATGTCGCTTGATACAGTCTTTGATAGATATAAACAGAATACTGTTGAGATCTTCTATAAGGACAAACATCTTGTATCAGCACTATGTACTAGTATGGGCACTTACTACACGCAACACCATGCAATGCTCAATTTGATTTATCACTGGACCACAAATTTCGAAGCCGATTTGAAAGCAAACCCCCTCATAGAAACTGCAGTTGGGCAAGAAAAAGATAGTCTCTTGGAATTACTTCACAATAGGCACAAGCTTATCTTCAAAAGAACAGTTAGTGAAAGTACAGTGCAATCCATCGAAATAACTATGCAGGAATTCCTTAAAATGAATAATTGGTCAGTTTTGTTTTGTGGGGATGAAGATAGGTGTATCTTCACTTTTAAACATGCGAACCTCAATACAAAGGGAATGTATAATGATATATATTCTGAAGCTGACACTCTTACACAATCAAACTTCTCTGTGATGAGATATCGTATGGGCCAGTGGAGCGATGTTCAAGAAGCTAAAGGATGTCGTGATGAGGAGCAGAATATTCATTACTATAAAGAAGGAACACCATGGGGGAAAGATGATCGTTATGGTAATGGAATTTTTAGATGTGTTGGCTTTTCAGTTGAAAACATCTACGGAAATGATGCGGCCACAATGTGTGGGTCTGTTCTTATTGATAACACTACAGGTAAGATTTGTGGAATTCAGAGCGCAATCACTGATGCTCGTATATATTTTAATAGTTTATGCCAAGAACAACTTATATATTGGGGCACTTTGCATCCACAAGAAGGGATTTTGAAGGCGCGAGTATCTGGCGCATCTCTAGTTGAGGGTGAGGAAGTGTTTAACATCTGTCCTCCACAAAAATTGTATCATGCTGTTAAATCGCCTTTTTTACATTCGGCGATTCATGGAGAGCTATCTGAAGTGGTCAAAGTTCCAGCTAACATTGAAGTCGATAAAGACCATGGTATAGGTTCGTTTAAGCGGGCTATTTCACAATATGTTCCCCACCACGATTTTGATTTTGAATTGGCACCTATCTATGAGGATTTGGAAATGCAGTTTCTTAATATGAGGACTGATCTTGATTTTAAGAGTGTGCGCTCGGACAAGGAGGCGGTTTCTGGTATTGAAGGGTTAGTTAAGGGCATTGATATGAACACAAGCGCAGGAATTCCATGGGCGTTAACAAAAGAGTTGAAATCAAAGAAGAAGCTACTGATCCATGATGAAGATAATAATTTCGTTGGCTATGAAAAACAGTTCGCCTATCACCTAAAAGAGGAAATGGAAGCAATGGAGAAAGGTCAGGAAGTTAAGACGATTTTCCAAATATCACATAAGCCAGAACTGCTGAAGAATCCAGATAAAGTTCGAATTATACAAGGTTCTCCCTTAACATACACAATCCACATGCGGAAATATTTTATGGACTTCAATTACGCTTTTCAGTTTGATCGTGTAAATCAACAGCATCGAGTTGGAATGAATGTGTATAGTGAGGAATGGAATGATTTAGCTCTGCGTTTATTGAAGAAAGGCACTAAGATATTGGTTGGAGATTTTTCAAAGTTTGGTCCTCGTTTGTATACACCATTTGTTAACAAGAGTTATGACATTATGCGTGCATGGTATCGTCAACAAGGATGTAGTGAAAAGGATGATTTTATCAGGGAACAACTATCAAAGCGAGCAGTCAATTGTTTGAACATGGCCTACAATGAGGTTTTTCGCTTGAGGTGTGGAAGCCCGTCTGGAGCTATTAATACTGCGATTGTCAATTCAATGTGTAATATGATGTACTTCAGAGCTGCATGGCTTGGAATTATGAAAGAAAAATGCCCAGAAAAAGCTACAATGCATGATTTTAAAGAAAATGTGGAACTAATCGTATACGGAGATGATGTCATAGCCTCCGTATCAGAGGAATTTATTGAATTATTTAACAATACAACGATTCATGAGTTCTTCGCACAATATGACATTAAATATACTGACATTATCAAGGATGGAGCTATTAGACCTTATTGCTCCTTGGAAGAATCAACTTTCCTTCAGGAAGGTTTTCACCGTTTTAATGATACGTCTCTGCCGGCAGGCCTATGGATTTGCAAACCGGTAAAGGAAAATATTCAGAACATCATCAACTGGATTCGAAAACCCAAGGGAATTGGAATAATCGAAGCGAAGAAGAAGGAGGAACTGATAGCGCTAAAGGTCAATTGTGAAACCGCGATCCGTTTGCATTGGTTTCTAGGAAGGCGCGAATTTGAAGAATTTCAGAACAAAGTTAGAGCGCGTATGCTTACCTTTGACTCGGAATTCATGCCCACCCGTTATACGTTTGCGGGGCTACAGCAGGAGCTGGGTATTCCAGAACGGAAAATAAACGATAAGACTAGATCGAACATTATACGCGAAGCTAGTCGCATGTGCAGTCCTGCTAAATTAACTGCATATGTATTTTACGAAAATAATATACTGAGACCTGAGTTTGTCACGGACATGACGGAATACGGATTATAATAAGATAGCGCGGACGTTATTGCTAGAACGTGGTGCGATGTCCCAATTGGTTGATATCCCAAAAAGCATATTTAAACGTAGAATAATTGTAAAATAGATATAGAAAA